ATCATCCAGCAATGGACTTCAGTTAGTAGTAAGAGGAATTATCCTGATGCATAAGGTTGTAATAAGGGAGAGTAACCCTTTTTTATAGGAAACTATATGTATTTCTAGTTACAACTGAGTGCAGAGGGATGCGTATTTATACGCATATATACTAATAAGTGCTTACTACTTGAGTGTAAGAAAACATATCATAATATTATAAACAAACTAAAATGAAAAGACTTTTGTTTCTAGTGATAATCACGATAAGTTCGTGCTCACTACCTAAGTATGTAACTTGGGATGATAATATTAAGAATCCTGATAATCAGGATTATATAATGGAACTAAACTGTGTATTAAGTGACACTCTTATTACTCAAGAAGAGTTTAATGATTACTTGCATATAACTCGTAAGGATATGTCATTCTATAAAGACGACACATTAAACATCGGCTTCATACAAATAATAAGAGTTAAAACAAATTGCTGTAACTAAAAACAAACCAACTAAACTAAAACAAAATGAAAAAGAATAAAATCAATTTAATACTACTAATTGCTGTAACAGCAGTAGTAGGTACAGGACTATGCCAATTAATGTGTTATGTATTTGGTGCTGATATGGTATTTATTGTTAGTGCTGGAATTGTATTTATAATAGGTGCTATTTATGTACCTTATTTACAATACCGTAAGTATCAAGAGAATAAGATTATGAAAGCGACAATTAGTCGTTTTAAACTAGAAAAGGGTACGCCTTCAAACTTCGAGAAAGAAGCATTGACCGGCGTTAAAGCTCAATTGGCCAAGTATGAAGAGTATAAAAGATTACACAATATCAAAATAAAGAGCACTGTTTATCCTAGTGTATTAGATAAAAAATATAAGTTATGAGCGAAGAATTAAATGAACAAGAAAGAGATAGTGCATTTATGCACATTCTGGGATTCAATGGATACCACACCATTGAAGTAAATTATTCTGGATCTGGTGATTCAGGTGACATTGATAGTATCCATCTTCTCAAATACAAAGAAGTATTTAGTTACACTAGTGAAGTTGGAAAAGAGAATATAGAGGATCGTATAAAAGAAATTACAGACTGCGAAGTCTGGGTAAGAAATAAAGCCGACAGGATTCTTGAACAAGTAGAAGACTGGTGGAATAATGATGGTGGTCAAGGTCAAATGGTTATCCAAATACCATCAGGTACATATGTTATTTACAACAACATAAACGTCACTGATACAGAATCTCATGAGCACAGTGGTAATTTCTTAAATGAAACAGAAAAATAATGGCACATCCTATGCAACATGCTATCTCATCTCAAAAGAAATGGGGTGGTGAAGTTAGTGACTATGCTCATATACATATTTGGTTAGACGAAACCAAAGCTTGGTATGGGCATAGTCTGCACAGGATGTTCAGGCATCATTCTGAAGGTATATTTGAATGCGAAGCTAGATTTGGCATTGAATTCAAGAATAGCGAAGGTAAAATAGTATATACTCGATATGTTGCAGAACAGCATATTAAAGAAGATTGCAATGGTATGATACCTACTGCAAAAGAGTGGCTTAATGCATTGCATTCAAAGACTAAACCTCTTTGGATGATTAAAACACAAGACTTAAAAGATTAATAACCAAACTAATATAAAACCAATATGAAAAGTATAACAAAATCAACAACTACCTATGCCTTATTAGTATTATTACTATTTGCTATATTAGCATTTAGTGTAGGATGTACAAGCGTAGTTGCTACAACTAACTCTAGTATTCCATGTTTTAATCAAAATATGGTTTATAAACAAGGTTTATACATAAAGAAATGAAAATAAAAATAGAAGAACTAACCCGTGCAATTAGTGCCGTAAATCGTCTTATTTCAGAGAATAGCTTATCTATTCCTAAAGAAGATGAAAAAGTGTTTATCAATCTATTGCTTATATTAAAAGAAATAGAAGATGATATATTATTAGGCTCAGAGTGTATAATAGAACTACCTGATTCTCAATATAATCTAAGGTTAAATATGCTTTACAAACACATGCATCTTAATGATATGCATGCATTTCAAAGGCTTGGCAATGAGCTTAGAGATAACAAAGGAAATGAAGACAAATATAAAATATGGTGCAAAATAGCTAAAACCTAAAAACTAATATTAAAATGACTGACGAAACCAACGACCAAGACCAACTACAAGAAGAAATATCAGTTGCTAATATATATAGTAACTCAGTTACACATTTGTGTGACTTAATTTCAAATTATATTCCTTATATATACTATAAAGAAGAAGCAAGAAATCACTTTACTTTATTAGTAATTAATGAGCTATTAACTAGTCAAAAATTGTTTTGTGAGAATATAATGTCTGTAGATATAGAGGCATTCAAACGTAGTATATGGGATACTCTTGATAAAGAAAAGAATAGCGGTGTGATACATGAATGGATGTCTGATATAATAAATGAAGTTATTGATGAAAGCTTTGAAATAACAAACCTTTATAATTCTTTTTATAAACAAGATATAGATATTTTCTATTCTATTGATCTTAAAGTAAATATAATTGTTCCTGTTATTAAAAAGATGCAAGGTCATAATTCTTTATGTGGCATTATAGTTAAAAACAAAACAAGTGTTAATGTTATTCCTGTAATAGAGGATACAGATTATGAAAACATATTTGATTTTAATAAGCCATGTAAATCATTACGTGCTACTACTAAATCAAAGTTGTTTAATACTTCTGAGATAGATTCATTTATAACTTTAGAAACCATAGATCATATAAACACAAATTTGAATTTACATAATAATGTTATCGGTAAGTTAAAGGAGATAGCTAAAACATCTTGTTTAAATAATATTTCTTCTATTATAAAAGAAAATGAAGATTCAGAAGAAATTAAAAAGATGCCAGCATGTATTTTTGAGTTAGAAGATATGGTATTAAAAACAAACCATATGATAGACAATGACTACCATCAAACAATTAAAAATTACAAGGAGGATATAATACATTTTGCTAAAGACAAAATAGAAAAAGTTGCAAACGATGATAATTATGACTTCAAGACAATACAATCAGCTTTTGTATATTGTATGAATATGAATAATTTAACTGTTACAAATCAAAAGGTATCAAAAGCATGTGGATTCTTAAATTTAATTATAAACTCTTAATAAAAAACCTATGGAAACAATATTAATTATCATTTCAGTATTAGCATCTAGCTTTGCAACATTATACATTAGTAATAAGAATAATGAAAAGCTAAAAAAAGAGTTTTATGAATTCATAGAAACAGTAATTGAAAAAGTAAATAAAAATAAGAGTGCTGTTTCTAATAAAATTAATGATGATTTTATCTATACTTTAAAGAAATCAGAGGAAATTATTGATGATTGTCTTAAATTAAATGATACTATAATTAGCTCTACTAGAAGTCAAATTCAAAATTATTTGATATTACAAGCAGAAGTTAATAAAGATGGCATGACAGTTAAAAAAGCTAAAGACGCTGCATTAGAGTGCGTTGGAATGATAGGTGTTAAAACAAATTCTTTATTATGTAATTATATTTTAATAATGAGAGGATTTGTTTTAAAAAAGAATATCATTAAGAAGTTTGGTGCAATAATCAAAACTAAGGGAGACTTTAATGCAAAAGAGTTAACTAAAGAGATTGACAAAGACGTTAATATATTTATGCGTAAAATGAAAAAAGAAGAAGCTTTCAATAAAGAAATTGATAGCATCTTAAATAATAAAAACGCTACTATAGAAGAAATGTCAAAATTGATTGAAAAAGAATTTGATGGGATACAAATTCTTCCATCTAATAAAAACAATTCTAGTAGTAAATATGAAGAGATAAAAGTTGATAAAGAAAATATGAAAGAATCTCGTAGAAAGTATGAAAAGATTGATAATCTTAAATTAAAGGATTTACAAGTAAGTAACAATGAACTATCATTGTTTATGAAAGAGTTTGTAAATGCTGCTGTAAACAAAAATACTACAGATAAAGAATGGCAAAAGATTATAGACTACATACCTGAGACTATATCAAATAAAGATGAATATAAATCATGGAAAGCTTGGCATATTGCAGTATCTAAATCTCCATTATTTGATAAACTTCAAACATCTGAATATGCTAGTCTTGATCCAAAAAGCAAATGGCTTTATAATTGTGTTATGAAAGCTGAATTTTCATTACAAAACTTTAAACCGTAATCAAATGGAAACATTAACTAAGTCTAAAAAAGCAGTAAAAAAGTTTAATGCCACATATGTATTTGGTGGAGAATGGATAGCTGATAGCTTACAAAATGCTAAGAATGTAACTGTTCAATTTACACTAGAAGAAATACAAAAATATGGCATTGCTAATGTAATTAAATACTATGCTAAACGATACAATATCGGTGAGTGTAAATACAACTGTTTTATTGATAACTTTGGTAAAGGAAAAGATAATAAATAAGAGTCCTCATTACCATTGTAGTTTAGAACAAAGCGAAGAAGAAGTATGTCAGCTTACAATGGTTGTGTAACATCAGTGATACTATAAGTTTTCATACTTTCCTATGGTTTAGATGACGGGGCTAATTATTTAAAAACATAATATGATAAAAAAAATAAATAGAAAATCAATGATTATTAGGCCGTCTGGCAGAAGTACAGACTTTATTAGTCCAAGCTTTGGTTATGGTTGTTTATACAATTGTTCATATTGTTATATGAAAAGACATAAACCTAAAGGATTGGACATTGCAAAGAATACTATGGATATATTAACAGAAATTAATAATCATTGTATGTTTGCTGATGTAGATAAGCCTAATCAAACTCATGCTGATTATACAACATATGACATATCTTGTAATGAGGATTTTGCTTTGCATGCTAAATATCATGAATGGGAAAAGATATTTGATTTCTTTAAAGAACATCCGGTAGCAATGGGTTCATTTGCTACAAAGTATGTAAACCCAGAATTAACAAGTTATAATCCTGAAGGTAAAATCAGAATTAGATTTAGTTTAATGCCACAAAGTATGTCTGATGAATTAGAGCCTAATACATCTAAAATCATTGATAGAATTAAAGCTATTGATGCATTTATAGATGCAGGATATGATGTTCATATAAACTTTAGTCCTGTAATAGTTACATGTAATTGGCTAGAAGAATATGAATATTTATTTCATATGGTTAATGATTATGTAGATTATAAAAATGTTGTAAAAGCCGAGGTAATATTTCTTACTCATAATGAATATAAACATCATTATAATCTAACAAACGATATATCTGGTGAAAATCTGCTATGGAATCCTGAAATACAAGAAGATAAGGTTTCTCAATATGGTGGGAAAAACATAAGATATAAACATAATCTTAAAGCTCAGTATATAAATGAATGGACTAAATTACATGATAATATTATTTCTTGGAATACAATTAGATACATATTTTAATTAAAAAAACAAGACAATGAAAATATTTAGCTTTACATTATACACTTTAATCCTTAGTTATAATCCTTGTGATGTGTTTAAGTTTTACAAAGTAACAGAAATGCATGGCCTCAACCTTAAGGATTGTGAGAATTATAACAATACTACTGAAGATGCTTATATAGCAGGCTTAACTAATGTATCTCCTATTGATGGTAAACAATTTGTGTTTATAAATCTAAGCAGATGTACTGATGATATAAAAACATTTGGTTTAGTTATGCATGAAATGATGCATTTATCTCTTGATTTACATAATAATGATTTATTTCAAGAAGAAGAAATTATTACATGGGCAGAATTAGAAAGTTATAAAGTATTTAAACTAATAAAAAAAACAAAACTATGGAAAAATTAACAGCTAAAGTAATGACACAATTACTTAAAGACGAAAAAGAAATTGTTTTCAAAGCAGAGATTGATCAACTTAAAAAAGGAGAAGCATTGAAAGTTGCAAAATCAGAATGGACAAAGATAACTGCACCAAATGTTTATTATCCGAGCAAGAAGATGAAAGGAATTGTAACTGTGAAAATGAAAGGAGATTTCTTTTTTATTATTAAATTACAAGATTAATGAATGAATTTATATGTAGTGAGTGTGGTACTAAGTACAGCTCACCAGAATTAACACCTCCTCCAGGTATTAAATGGAGTGATGGCCATGTATGTACACCCAAACCCTTAAAACAAACCACTTAATATTAAAAACCATGATTACAAAAGAAATTATTGAAAATCCTCTGTTTATAATAGAGAAGAACAAGTACATTAAATTTGATATTGAATCAAGTTTATATAAAAGACTTAAGTTGCGTACAGGCATGGAAATCTCTAAGAATTTTATGTCTATGGAAATACAAAAACAAATGGAAGTATTTGGCATAGTAGGCACATTTTATGTTCCATTAAGTACAAAATCAATAAAAATAAATATACTAGGCAATGAACATGAAATGCCAGTAGAAAATAAAAATGCAAGTGATGATGAATCTGGAAAGTTTATATCTGTTAATACATTTTTACCTATTGATAATGGTGATTTAAAAAACACTGATATATTTACGATAGCCAAAACATTTATTATGGAAAATTCTCCATTTGCAATAAGTGTTTTATTTAAAGAAAATATTGTAATGGTAAATCAAAACAATGGTAAAGAAACTACTATAAAAGACGCTATTACACATTATACAGAATTTTCTGATACATCTTTTATTCTTTCTTGTTATAAAATAATGGATTTATCAGAACTTTTAAATTCAGATACGATAAATAGTATTAAAAATAGAGACATTAAAAAACTTCTTTCTGGTTTAAAAGGTGTACCAGAAGGAAGAAAAATACAAGTTCCTTTAGGCATTTATTCTATTATAAAGGGAGAGTTAGATGAAACAGATAGTGTAGAGATGGCACAATCTTTAGATGCTAGATTTCCTTGTTTTGCTGAAGAAAACTTTGAAGAACGTAATCAAATGATATTCTCTAATGATCTTGATGCAAAAATAACAACTTCATCAGAAAACTTATATCTATTTGAAAATCTTGATAAAATAATTTATCTTTCTTCTAAGGATATTACAGAAAATATAAATGATGATATAACAAATTTCTTAAAAAGTCTATAATTATAAACCCCAGAAACACAGACCCAAGATGCCGTACATAAAAGAAAAAAGTGCAATCTTCACTAAAATAAGAGGAAGTGCACAGAACAACTATGGATACAATAAAGATTCATTTTTTATTACTGATTTTAATGATCAGAGATACGATATAACATATACACCTGAAGAAGAATATACATTACCCGATGTATCTAAGAATTTAAAGTTTTTTAAATGCCTTAGAATGAAAGTGGGCAATAAGTATTTAAGTGATATTAAAACAGGCCCTCTTGCTGTAATGTCATCTATGATAGTATCATTTATGTCTGTACAAACTGTATTGTTATATCTATCTAATTACCCTGAAAGGGTAAAGCTTATGTATAGAAAAGACAATAATATATATGCTTTATTTGAGATTTATAGTGATGAAGAGATGTTAGATGTATGGAACGTCAATTATCTTATAGGTCAAATAGATCTTACTAAGTATAGTGAAATCTTAGAAACCAATATTACAGGTATCAAAAGTTTCTTCATAACAGGTATGGATAAAAAAGCAAATAATTCATTGATAAAGCTAGGTATGAATCTTGAAATTAAAATCTATGAATGAAAAAGAGACAAGCTTTAGTTACACAGACTATATTCAATTGACTAGAATAGTTAAGAAATGTAAGGTAAACAATATCAAACAATTCAATTATAAAGGCAATGATTATCTTACAGTGTATGCTGAACATGTAATAGAATACTTAGCAACAAAATTTAAAAACTAAATTAATTATATGAAATATTATTCAGACTCATAATCAATAAGTTATGTAAAAGACTGTATATCAGTCTATTATATTTGTTCTTTATTTTGATTAATTAAAATAAATATGTAATATTGTAAGTCAAACAAGAGTATAAAAGCTCATAGAAAATAGAAAATGGAGGACAAAATAGAAAACAAAGAGAAAGAACCGGATGACATCAAGCAACGGTTTTTAGATTTATTCAACATCTTCCCTCGTGGGAATCCTGAGAGCTGTTTTACAGTATATAAATATGCTCTAAGCACATTCAAAACTTTTGATGGTAATCTTGTTACAGAAGATATCATAAAATTAAAATGGACTGAATATATTTCATTCTGCCAAAAAGAAAGCAGACAAGAAAAATACATTAAGTCTTTTGAGAAATTCTTAAACGATAAGGATTTCAATACAAATTTTAATCCCAAATTAGGAGGCAAAAGCTTTCTTGATAAATATTAAAAAAATATGACGACATCAGTAGAATATCAGTATAATTTAATTAAACAATGTTTTAATGATAAGGAGAAATTCTTATTCTGTATGGAAAGAATCCATAATGTAAAAACATTTTCTGATAAATCTTGTCAATTGTTTTGGAAGATATTTGTTGCAATATATAGCAATGGGGAGAATATTTGTCAGTCAACAGTAATAGATGTAATTACTCAAACAAATGCAGAGCATAAAATAGAAGATTTCAATGCTATCATTGCTTATATTCACACTGATGAAGGTGAATGGCAATATCATTTGTTTTATATACAAGAGCAATACAAAAAGAAGCTATTGATTGACCATGCACAATGGCTTATCACAAATATTACTAAACCAAGTAAAGATTTATCTATTGCCACTCATGAGGTACTAGCTGAAGCAGATAGTATAGATACTAAATCTGTATCATTTTCAGAAGCTTATAGAAGCACATTAAGTGTTATCAAAGCCATACATAGTGGACAGGTACGCTCTATGTTAATAACAGGCAATCCTGTATTTGATAAATGTTTAGCTATCTCTCAAAGCAAGTATATTCTTATAGCAGCTCAAAAGAAGATAGGCAAGTCAAGGTTTATGGTAGATATTATAGATAGAATTGTCAACAATAACAACAATATTGCGATACAATGGTATTCATTTGAGATGCAGTCAGATGAGATGATTAGGTGTTTTATAAGCAGAAAAGTACAGTTAACAGATCGTCAGATAATGAGTAGAAACTACACACTCAAAGACGATGATATGTCATCTATTGAATCTGCTGTCAAATACTTTGAAAAGTATCCTATTGAGTTTATTGATGAACCATGTGATATGTTTCAGATATCCAGTAAGTTCGAAAGATTTAGTGAGCAAAATAGTGATAAACATTGTATATGTATAATAGACAATCTTGGTCTTATTAAGCCTCATATAAACGAACAGACAGCTTTTGAGGATGATGTGGCAAGGATTATTAAGAACCTTCGTGATAGAACGAAAGGAACGATATTTATGCTACATCACTTAACAAAAGAAAGTGAATCAAAGTGGAATAAAGATAGCGGCTATGAACCCAAGCTAACACACATAAGGGGTAGTAGTCGTATATCGGATTTTGCCAATCAGGTTATATTATTACACAGACCTGATAATTACGATGACCTTATAGAACAAGCAAGAATGCAGGGCAAGTTAGATAAGATAGATGGGTTATTTATTGTAGATATAGCCGCTAATCGTGATGGTGAGATGAATAAGATTTCATTTGATCATAATATTAAACACTGCTGGTTTAATGAAAGAAATAATCAACCTATAGAATAATGCCAAAAAAATCAGTAAAAGACTATTCTGAATTTCTTGCTATTAAATATGGAATATCACACAAACACGCTCATAAAATCCTTATGCATGGATTTAAGAATATGTGTAGATACATAGAAGGTGGCAAAGACATTAGAATTCCACATTTTGGTCATATATATTTTAATAAAAATAAGTTTTCAAACTATGTAAAAAAAATAAAAGATGAAACAAGAATCAGAAGAACGCTTAAAAACACAAAAGGCAATAATTGAGCATCTATGGGATGCTTTAGCGGTCATTGCCCAAGAAGGTAACTTACAGGATAAGTTAATGGGAGTTGCTATTAGCTCTATTATTTACAGTACAAAACAAGAAAATGAAGATGCAGGTAATGGCATATGTGAATACATTGAAAAGACAATGAATCATTCACTTGCAAATGGTTCTATTAAACCTGGATACATAGAGCATCCTTTATTGTGTCTTGAGAACATGGGATTAGCCAATGTTCAAGGTTTAATAAATGACTTTAAGATTGAACAAAAAAGCTCTATTCATGAATATGATCGTATAGATAACAATCATGCTAATGGTTATGAAGAGTCACAGCAAGATAAAATGGATTTTATGAAAAGTGTTGTTGACGATTTAAATGTTAAGTTTAGTGAAGGTGAAATAAATTCAGATGAAATGGAAGAAGAGCTTAAAAAGGCTATCTTAAAAGCAAATAAAGAATTTTTAGATGCTGATAAGATGAATATCATTCATAAAGTAATCTCTGATACACCTAATATAAGAAACAAAATAGTGAGTGATTTATTTACAATATACACGCATTATAAATCTTATGTAGATAAGCATTTAGAGAACTCTGAAAATGATACAGAAGCAAGAGATAATAAAGCTGCACTTACAATGATCAAAACAATTATGATAGCTCATAAAATAAATATGACTAAAGAGCTATATAGTGTATTTTGGGATAACAAAAAAGAGATGGGCAGATTAGTAGATCTTGTTAATGAGCTTATGGCAGCTAATAAACAAGATTGTAATGAGTTTTTCTTACTTGAACACATAGACAAAGAAGAACAAAAGAGGCTTGAAAACAAGATACTTAGCGATCCTGAATTTGATGCTAATATGAAAAAACAAATAGAAGACTTATTTAACAATCCTAATAATTTAAACTAAATGGCAAGAACCTATTTAATACTTGGCCCATCGGGTCGTGGTAAATCAACGTCTTTCGAGAACTTAGACAAGGCAACAACTTTAATTATTAATAGTGAGCGTAAGGCACTTCCATTTAAGAACTCTAGTTCTTTTATACAGGTAAGGCCCAAGACAGTAAGAGAAGTATTTGAAACGCTTAACAAGTACAAGAACAGCGATAAGCTTAAAACTCTTGTCATAGACAGCTTTTCATCTATTGCAGACCTTATTGTTCATGAGATGCGTGTAATGTATTCTGGCTTTGATATATGGCAAAAGAATTCTGAAAAGATATATGAGTTCTTTAAAATCATCAAAGAATACAATGATAACAACATAGATGTCATTGTCACAGGACACGATGAAACTCTTGAAGGAGATACAGGTACCGTTAAACGCCTTAAGGTAAAGGGCAAAGAATGGGAAGGTATAGTAGAAAAAGAGTTTGACATTGTATTGTGGGCAAGTGTTACTATGATAGATGAGACTAATGCGTCTTATCAGTTTATAACACAAACAAATGGAGTATTTCCTGCTAAATCACCTGCTGGTATGTTACCACGAAGTATGTACAATGATATGGCAAATATCCTTACTTTAGCTCATCAATATGATGGGGTAGTAAAAGAAGAGATAGTTGAAAAATTAGAGAAAATAGAAACAATCTAATGATTCATAATCTAGAGATAAAAGAACCCATATGGAAGACTAGAAGCGTAGGTGTAAGCATATTAAATATGCAACAAAGCGATATAGTCCATATGACAGTATTGTACAAAAATGTAGATGGAAAGCAAACGTTTCCTTATACATATGAGTTGACGGCTCTAGAGATAAGCAATTATCCTTTAAAATACAAAGCAAGGGGAGTGCCGTTATATGATGTACCTATTAAGAATTTCCGAATAATAAATCAAACAATTATTAACCCTCAAAAACAAACAAACATGCTATTTAACGCAAATGAGATCAAAAAGCTTTCCGAAGAAAACAAGGAAAGATCAGGAGTGGACTCTAGAGTCAAAATTCCTATGGGAGAAAATGTATTATCTATTATAGATATTACTATTACAGAAGATAAATCTAAAAATCTTCGTTTAGTAATTGAAGTAATGAAAGATACACTACACCGAAACATTAAAGAAGGCTACAGGATTTCAGGAGAAAACTCCCAAATTGATAAGTCTAGACTAATTGAGTTCTTTGAAAGAGCTTTCCATTATGTAATTCAGCCTTGTCAAGATGAAAAAGATTTAGTAACACAGCTAAAGAAGTTTGTAGGTAAACGTGTAAAGGCAGCCGTACGCTATGAGATGGGTCTTTATAATAGCAAAGACGGAGAAAACTTACTTGTTCGTTATCCTAAACTATGGTATGTTACTTCAGAAGGAGATACTGCTTTTAAGGTAGATATCAACAAATGTATTAAGCCATTGAACAAGAAAGATATGGATCGTGTTAATGCATTGCGTGAAATGGGTCATGAAGTAAGAGATCCAGAAGAAACACCTAAAGCTACAGTTAGTACACCTAATCCAACAATTTTAGGTAAAGATTCTGATTTGCCATTTTAATACAATTCTTTTTTACATATAGAAAGGCTTGTAAGTGTACAGGCTTTTCTTATATGTAACATATTAAACCAAAACCAATTAAAACCAAAACTAATGAATCAAAGAAAAATCAAAACCAACCTTTACGGAAAAGAAGAAATGTTTAGAATTATTGCATTAGGCGAAGCAACAAAACTGCCTATTTTATTTGTAGGCCCTCCAGGCGTAGCTAAAACAGCAGTTCTAATGGACTATGCAGCAGCTATGTATAACGGAACAAAAGAAGATGTTAAAGGCAAAACATTTATAATTGAGCTTGATGAGGCAACTAAAAACTCTGAGATAAAAGGTCGCCCTGATATGAAATCTCTCTTAGAAGATAAGCGTTACGTAGTAGAAGCACCTATTGCAGATGCTGAATATGTGCTTATTAACGAGGTAGATAAGGGTTCTTCAGGTGTAAGAAATACACTTTTATCTGTAATGCGTGAGAAAGCATTATTTCTAGGCAATGAGGTAAGAGAGTGTAAGTGGAAGCTATTTGCAGGGTCATGCAATGAAATCAACAAAGACCAAGCAGATGCTCCATTCTGGGATAGATTTATGATTAAATATCGTGTAGAAAGAGTTCAGATAGATGTAATGTTTAATTCATGGGCTGGAGAGAATATAGAATTTGCAATAAATATTCCTACATACGAAGAAATTACACAAAGCAAAATAAATCAGACTAAAATGCGTCAATTTGTGAGTTATATTCATAACGATGTATCTGATCGTACTATCTATCAAATACCTTTGATTGTAAACGCTATTAAGATCATCTGGGAGTGTTCTGACACAGAAGCTATCATAAAGGCTTGTGACCTTATAGCACCCGGCAAAGCGGCTAATTTAGGCTCACAGATAGAGGATAAGCGTATCACTGCTGTAAAGACAAAGATTTCTCAGATTAAATCTGTAACAGATGTAGATCAGATGGGTATGTTCTTACATGACCTTGAGAAAGAATTCAAAAAGTTAAGTAAGCAAGATGACCTTGCTGATGACTTAGCTGACTTAAAGAATATGCTTAAGAAAGAAGTTTCTGCAAGTAAAGTATGTAAAATTATACTTGAAAGAAATCAAGTTACTACTGTTGTAACACCAAAAGTAGCAAAAGCACCAAAAGCTTCTACTGCTGTTAATGCAAATGAACCAGTTGAAGAAGATTCATTACCATTTTAAATAAAAATAAGGGGAGGACAAACTGTCCTCTCCTTTTAATTAATATTAATAAAAACTAATATGAG